AGAAATGCTAAAACTAAAAAATATTACGAATACGTAAAATAAGGAATAAAATATGCAATTAAGTGAACACTTATCATTAGCAGAAGTTACACGCAGTGAAACTGCAAAACGTCGCGGAATTAGCAATATGCCTACAGACGCACATATTGCAAACTTTAAATTATTAGCTGAAAAGGTTTTTGAACCAATTCGCAATCATTTTGGTAAACCAATTCATATTTCATCTGGATATCGCAGTAAAGATTTAAACACAGCAATCGGAGGAGCATTAAGCTCTCAACATTGTTCGGGTGAAGCTATTGATATTGATATGGATGGTCATGCAGGCGGCGTCACTAATAAAATGGTATTTGATTATATTAAAGACAATTTAGAATTTGATCAATTGATTTGGGAATTTGGAACAGATGCTTTACAAATAAGATATCGCAATGAAAACAACCACATTAACAGCAACAGGAATATATTCATTGAGTACAATTGCAGCATTTATCTGCACTTATTTTTTCAACTTAGCAATGGCAAACTCAGATCAATATTTGGCATTAGTTGGAGTAGTAATGGCAGATGGCTTCTTTGGCGTAATTGCTGGAGTAAAACGAGAAGGTTTTCAAACCTATAAGGCACTTAAAGTTTTAAAAACTTTAGTAACATGGATTATTCTTCTTACTGTGTTGTTAATGGTTGAAAAAGGATTTAAAGGGACTAGTTGGTTAAGTGAGACCGTTCTAGTCCCTTTTATTATATTTCAATTAATTAGTGCATTAAAAAATGCATCGATGTCTGGATTTATTCAAATAGAAGCATTGAATGCAATTCTAGACAAAGTAGATCTACATAAAGGCGATCGTAAATAATTTGGATATAATCATAATATTCCTTATTATTTATTATGAACTATAAACATTTAGCCTATTCATTTTTAATATTTTTATTTGGTCAAATTGTTGTTTGGGTTCAAACCAACGGGCCACTAATTTGGCCATGGGCAAAAGAATATAGATTCTCATTAATGTTATTAGGAGTTCCAATAACATGGGCATTTATGGAAGCAACTAGATTATCAGTATCGGGCTTTGCCGGTGCCTTTTGGCCAGGCAGGTTTCTTTCTTTTGTGTCCGGAATAATGATATTTACATTAATGACTTACATTTTTAAAGATGAAGGTATTAATATGAAAACAGCAATATCTTTAACATTAGCATTCTCTCTTATTTTAGTACAGCTCTTTTGGAAATGATTATATTTATATAAAATGAATATACTGTATTATGAAAAATAAAATATTAAAACAGATTGTTGTAGAAGAAGTATTTTCTATTAAGAAACAAATCTTGATGGAAAATATTAAAAAATTGCATGAATATGTGACACAATCTAAATACAATCCAACATATAAAATCAGAGAACCATGGCCAGACGATAAAAAATCTTCAGAAGATTTATTAAAACAAATGGGCGCAAAACCATTTGCTTTAGGATTGAATCCGCATGGTTATGAACTAGATACTAAAGAAGATCGTTTTTGGTTTTATGAAGATGGATCAGTATATAGTACAGGACAAATTCGTACATTAGGTTATGAAACTAAAAATGGCGTTATCGTATTGTGGAATGAACCGCACCCAGAACGTCACAAAAAAACTGCATGGAAAGTTGGCAAGATTTCAATGCAAGGAGGCAAACCGGTTTTAACATTATCTAAAGAAAATGCTATAAAAGCAGAACCAAAAGCAAAAAAGGAACAACCTAATACTTGGATAGATTATTTGCAAACCGTAATGGATTGGTTAGGATTCATTCCAGGTTATGGAGATATAATTGACATAATTAATGCATCAATATATGCTGCTCGTGGTAAATATTTTGATGCATTCTTTTCTGTTATAGCAGTTATTCCAATTATTGGTTCTGTAATAAAAGTAACAGCTAAATCAATATATAAAGGAGCTCGTCTTGCAAAATTAGAAAAACTGATCCGGGCTTCGTTTAAAGGAAGTGATGATATATCAGCACAAATGAAAATGTGGGATGAATTAGTTGAAACTGGTGTAATTAAACCTAGAGATTTAGCAAAAATTGGAAATGGTTTAGAATCATTAGAAAGTGTTTTACGTTCATCATATAGTACTATTAAAAAAGCACCTATATCAAATAAAGCTGCAGATGATATCATACAACAATTAGATGATTTTGCAAATTGGCTTCGTATTAATGGAAAATCAATTGAAGAACTTGCTAATGCTAAAAAAGTTGGACGAAAAACATCATTTAAGTCTGTAACAGATTTAACCGGGGCATCTGCTAAAACATTAAAACAAATTGAAAAAATCAATAAAACTACAAGCACTATTATGCTTAAGCTTCGTGGTATGAAATGGTTTCCTGAAAATAAAGTTGCTCAAATTGCTAAAGGGTTAGAACGTCGTTTTAAAAGAGAAATGCGCGATCCTTTAAAATTGACTGCGTTAACAAAAACATTGCCTACAACAGATTTTTCAACAATTTTAAAACTAATAGAACGACAACTTTCGCCGTCACAATTATCATACGTACGAAGTTTGAATCCAACTAGTGCTACAGACATACAAATATTATTTCGTTATTTACAAAATGAGGCTACAGATGTATATAATAAAGTAGCAACTACAGTAATCAATCGATCAATTAAAACCAATTCACCTATATTCAATACATTTAAAACTAATGATTTGAATAATCTTAAGACTGTATTGAGTAGAGATATGATTCCTGCAGGTAAAACTATATTTACGGATATCAATTTATCTACGAGAAAGTCTCTAGACATTATATGGAATGAAATACACGATGTATTAGAATCGGCTGGTTTGGAATGGGATGGCACTAGTTTGCCAACAGAAAATAAGATAGATGCAGCAGATGGCGTAGTATGGCCAGCATTAGCAAAAGCTGTATCTGAATTCTTCCCAGGTGTTTATGAAACAACGGTTGAAACATCAGATTCAATTAAGAATTTTATCACTGCAATCGGAGCTGATAAAGGATTACAAGGAGCTTCAGAATTAATGAAAGATAAATCAAAAGATCCTTTCAAACCAAAAGCATCGGGAACGTATAAATAAAATGATTAACGAATATCAAACACAGAATACATTGAATCCAAAGCTTTGGGTTGCTGATGAGCTAAAACCTGGGCTACGTAAAAAGTTCATGAAAATTGCAGATTATTTTTATGATACATTAGAAACGGATGCCGATGTATATGATGTTGTTTTAATTGGAAGCAATGCTAACTACAATTGGACAGAATATAGTGATATTGATTTACATGTTATTATAAATTATTTACAAGTTGGTGATAATCTTCATTTAGTAGACAAGTATCTTCGAGCTAAAAAAAGCATATGGAATGTTAATTATCCATTAACGTATCAAGGAATGAACATTGAGTTATATGCTCAAGATTCTAATGATGACTTGCATTCTTCAGTTGGTATATATTCCGTAATGCGCGGCGAATGGATAAGAAAGCCATCAGCTGATTTAGTTACAATTGATGATGATTTAATCAAACAAAAAGCAGATCCATATGCATATGAAATTGATAAATTAAATCTAGATGATAATAATTTAGAAATAAAGATCAAAGATATACTGAAACGATTACAAAATCTACGTCGTTCTGGGTTAGAAGCAACTGGTGAATATTCATTAGAAAATTTAGCTTATAAACATTTGCGTAATTCAGGTCATTTAGCACGTTTAAAAGAATTGTTGCAACAGACGACATTAGGTCAATTGGATATTAATGAATCAGTTGTAAGCCCCTTAATTAACCACGTAACTAAAAAACAAATATTAGATGGCCCGGGCTGGGAATTAGTTATGAAACAAACCAACGGCGTTGAAGATATAAATGGACAGTGGCAGCACCCGGGACGTTGCACAATGATTCCTAGCAATAGAATTACAATGCGAGGTGTTCCACATAAAGTTTTAGGTATTGATGATACAGGACATATGCAATTGATGCATCCTGAACAAGAATATGAATACCCTGGCGGAAAGGTTTTTGAAATACCAATTACTCCGCAATATTATACATGGGTGTTACAATTATTGAATGCTATTAGAAATGGATCGCGATATGCAAAGTAAAGGTTTAGGCGATGATGTTAAAAAAATAACTAAGGCAACTGGATTAGATCAACTTGCAAAAAGAATAGCACAGTTGTTAGATGAAGATTGTGGTTGTGATGATAGACAAACATGGCTTAATGAACAAACAAAAAATTGGCCGATCTATAAGAAAAGAAACAAGGATACAAAATGAATCATTTAAATAAATGCGGCTGTGGCTGTGATGATCCGGAAAACTGCAGCAATGATCAATCAAACTATATGTTTTTTGGCAATTTGAAAATCATTAAAAAATATGTAGATGCAATATTGCAAATGAATCCGGATCAAGTTCAAGAAATACTAAGTAACGGTCATGATTGGGCTGCAGATCATATTGCAACATCGAAAGATGACGTACAAGAAGTTGGGGATTTTTTAATGAATGAAATGCATCATGATGACGAAATGGATTCATATAATATGCAACAACCTCAATTTGTTCCTGCAGGATTTAAGAATCATTTAAAACAATTAATGCCAGAGCGTATTGAAAAAACAGAATCAGGTTATTTTGCTACTACAGAAACGGGTAGACGATTATCTAAAAAACCTAAATCTAAAAAAGCTGCATTGGCACAATTGGCTGCAGTTGAAATTTCAACACATAAAAATAAATAGTTATATGTCATACTTAAATGCAAATATACCAATTATCAACTGTTTAATTAAAAACGAATTTTTATTTAATCATAAAAAAGGAAAAGGTGAATTTACGCCATGTGATGTACATTCAGTTGCATCAATTCAAGGAAGAACACCTTTATTCGAAGCTTTTTTAGAAAATGGTGTCAATTGGACTAGAAGACCAATACACGCATTTGTGTGGAAAGATGATGCAGAAGTCTTAGACTTAACTGAACATATATATTGGGATTGTTTTAGTCCATATATTGATGTAAAAGTTAGAGAAAGATTATCTGGTTTAAGGGCGGACTTAATATCAATTACTGGTGTTAAACGCCAAGGAACATATATGTTCACTTTAGATTGGTCTCATGAAAATAGAAACAATTTAGATCTTGGTTTTTCTGAAACCCCGGAACATAAGTGCGGCCATGTATTTAAAATGGATAATGGAAATTATTTTATATACCCTAATAATAGGATTATTTGGTTTGATAGAGCATGGACATTTAATCGAATTGAAAAAAATCCTGGCTATGAAATAGACTTAAATATTTATTCGGTAGAGAATAAGACATATCATTCTACAGATTATTCATATATGACTGAATTCAAACAAGATAAAACAAAAAAGTAATATTTATTAATATGAAACTAATGAATTTACTTTTTGAATCAAAAGACAAAAAAGATACTTTTGAATCATTTGCTGATACTAGAGAGGCCGGCGCAGAGAAGATTGTTGATAATGCAAAGAAAAAAGGAGGCTTAGCTCTGCTTACTTGGCATCATTTCAAAGTTAAATTGCCTTACTACAAAAAAGGAATTCCGTGAAAAAGTAAAAGAATGGGAAGGTAAAGTAACTGATGAAAATGGTCTTCATGTTACATATGATGATGCAACTATGCGTCCGGTGAAATCTCCTAAACAAGTACAAGGAGTTGTTACAATTGGATATGGCACAACGAAATCTATATATCCGCAACTTAAACCAGGAATGAAGATTTCAGAAAAACAAGCTGAATCATTATTAACAAAAGGCATACAAAAAATAGAAAGCGATGTTAAACGTCGTATTCCAAAATATAATTCATATCCCAAATACATTCAAATGGCAATTATGAATGCATCATATCGCGGAGATTTAGGCCCAGCAACAATTAAATTGATTAATTCTGGACAATGGAATAAAGTTTCAAAAGAATATTTAAATCATCCTAACTATATCAATCCTGGTAATTTACGCGGCGTAGTTACCCGGATGAAATCTAATGCAGATGCATTTGATCGATATGCTGCAGAACTTGCAGGAAAAACATCTAAAGATGCATATAGCCATGGTGAACAATACATGACAATTGGAAAAACAGTGTATCCTAGAAAAACGTCAAAACATGATTACGCTAATGTTCGAAATGAACCTATAATCAATAATGGTATTGTTAATAACATCATTGCAACTATACAATGGCCTAATCCAGTAGGCGTTGCTAAGAAAAAGAAAACAGATAATCAAATGATGACTTGGTACTATGTTGAATTACCAAAGAACGTAAGTTTATTACACGACCATGGTTGGGTTCGTTTTGATGCAATAACTATAGATAAAAATGCTAAATTTGTATAAATTTGGATAATTTAATTTAATTTTATATTATAAGTTATGGATGCAAATTTCATAGATAAATTATTTATTGATTCAATTAATGGATTATGTAGTGAAAAATGGGAATGGCCAAAGAATTGGGATTTACTTAGAAAACAGCGTTTTTTGAAACAATGTAGAGAATATGCTGAACGAAATGAGTTATATGAACAATGTGCAATTATACGAGATGTCGAAAAAGAAACCAACAGTTAAGCGTGGTAAATATCGCGTAATAGTTCACAATGATAATCATAATACATTTGATCATGTAATTGATAGTTTGATGGATGTCTGCGGTCATGTATATTTACAATCAGTTCAATGTGCATTAATAGTACACGAAGCAAAACGATGTGCAGTGTACACTGATACATATGAAGAATGCTATCAAGTGCATACGGAATTAAGAAAATTAGGAATAACAGTTACGGTCGAAAAATGTTAAAAATTATAAAAAAAATTAGAATTGGCATTTTGCATGCAAGATATCATAAAAATATGAAACGTGCTGAAGATGCTAGAAAGAAACAAGATATCGTTGCATTTAAAAAGTATATATATGCAGCAGAAGATGCTTGGCGTAAAATAGTTATAATATCAAATAAAACAAAAACAAATGGGTAGAAAATCAGCTCACACAGGCGAATCGCCAAAAGATCGTTCCATTAACATAATGGATAAGTTCATTACTAGAAATATGAACAAAGAAAAACATCAACCATTTAAATCAGGAATCCGAAAAGATCCAAATATTCCGATATCTCAATGGCCATTGAAAGATCAAATTGAATATTGGAAAAATCGAACAGATGCAGATAGATTTGATGATCAATATCCAGTATATTCATTTTGGATTATTGAAGTTCAAAAACTTTCAAAAGTGCATCCAACTTTTTTTACTGATCAAACTTCTAAATTAAAAACAGAATTACAAGAAATGTTTGATGAGAAAATGATGCCGAGGGATGCAGTGATGATTCTTAGAAAACATGGAGTTTATTAATGTCAGATAAACAATATAAGTATGTATATGGCATTGGTAAAACGGCCTTAGATATTCCAGAAAGTGAAATTCGGTATGCAATGGAAAACACCAAATCTAATGCAGAAGCGGCACGTTTTCTTAAAGTATCATTTACTACTTATAAAAAGTATGCTCGTATGTATACAGACCGAGATTCAGGTAAGACATTGTATGAGCTACATAAAAATCAATTTGGAGTAGGTATTCCTAAAGATGTTCAAAAAGCAACTAAAGGTATCTACTCCATCGATAATATTTTGCAAGGTAAGCATCCTAATTATCCAACATGGAAGCTTCGTAATAGATTATTAGTATTAGCAATATTGCCAGAAGAATGTGCAAGTTGCGGTTATTCAGAACGCAGAATAACAGATGATACCGTTCCAGTATTGTTAGATCACATTGATGGCGATGAAACAAATCATTGCATCGATAATTTGCAAATGTTATGTCTTAATTGTTATTATCAGCAAACGGGTAATCCATTTAATGAAGATAAAGAACGTTATTGGAATTACAATTTACTTGAGTGATATTTATTAATATGAT